TTAAAAAAGTCTTTGATGAAAAACAACAAACAATAAAAAATGATGGAGGACAAAATAATGCAAAACACTGGTAAAGGTAAACCCAAAGATTGGGTTTTATTTCCTTATAACGGAAGTGATGAAAGGTCAATCAAGATAGATTTTTCAGGCAATACCCTATTAACTAATGGAAATAAAGGAACGATACTTGGAGTAAAAGGCACATCTAAAGATGGCAATACAAAATTTATTAGAATTTTTTCACAAACAGGAGTTCTGTTTAAAAATGATGATGGTAAATTTACAGGAGATATTACTTGGACAGAGGTAGGCGGTAAAAAGGCTTTAGTAGGTTGGTCCAATGAAAGTTCAGACAAACCAAACATAGCAGGTTATCAAAATGAGCCTGGTGCTAAAAAACTTCCCTTCTAGTAGTTGATGAGAATATTATATGTCATAATGTTCTTGACTACTGGGTCAGTAGCAGAGGTTAAAATCTCTGTTACTGATGTTGTTTTAAAATGCGAAAATGCGATTAAGAAAATTACTCAATTACAAGAAAATAGCAGAATGGTTTATAAGGATGAAATTGTCTATATGTACTACTGCAAAGATCAAAAAGGAAATTATGTCGGATAAAATATTTACAATAAACAAATTAACGAAAGAACTAGAACAATTATTAAATGATAAACAAGCTCAATATGGCAATTTTGACAACACTAGCTACGCTTTAAAAGGAGTATTAGAGAGTTTTTTAAGTGCTTATAATGGTTACAAGGTAAAAGTTCCTGCAAACATATTTGGTGTGTTTATGATTAATTTAAAACTATGGAGAACCATAACCAATAAGAATTATAAGAAAGATAGTTTTGATGATGTCAATGGTTACAATGAATTAAACAGAAGAATGAAATTAAAGGAGGTAGAAAATGCAAGAGAATAAAGTACCTATGACTCCTGTTATGCTTAAGCTATTGAATTTTATTAAAAAATATGAGAAAAAACATAAGTATATGCCAACTTTTCAAGAAATGGCAGATGGATTGAATTACAAGTCAAAAAATTCAATTACTGTATTGATTAATAAGTTAGCTAGACGAAATGAATTGAAGAAAATTAAAGGCTACAGAAGAAACATTGAGATAAATGAATAAAGTAGAAAAAACAAGTTTGTTTGAAATGAGTGTTCAATTCAAAGAAATTTTTGATGGTGCAACAATAGAAGAAGCTACTGAAAAAGCACATAGTCAAAAATCGCCAGGTGATGACGCTATTATAAATATCGCAGGTCAGCGTTTCATCAATGCGAAAATTAAAAAGATCAGCGATAATAAAAATGACGACATTAGATCCAAAGGAACTCAAGGATCTGGAGTTGAAGCAACAAAGGATGTTGGAAAAAATGTATAAACATAAGAAAATGCTTAATGTTTATAAGAGCAGACTTCCTAAAATTGCAGATCAGATTGTTGAGTTAAAACAAAGACAACAGTTCATAGCAAGTTAAACTGTTGTTTACATATTAAAGTTGTAATTAAGGGTTAGGGTATCTGTGTCTCATAAGAAAGGAAAATATGAATGTAGGCAATATTGATTCTTTTTTAGTAGAGGAAAAAGAATTTTATAAAAGATTGGGTAGAGCAATTAAGTTAGAAAGAATAGGTCAAGGCTTAACTCAAACTGATGTAGCTAAAGCAGCTAATGTTACGTTTCAAGCAATTCAAAAATATGAAAAGGCAGTAAATTTTCCAAAAGAATTTAGAGCAAGGAAGATAGTAAATTTCTTTGGTAAGGACTACGACCAATTCTTAAAGGAGTATGATGTTTACACCAGTAACGCATAAAATTAATACCTTAATGCCTCACTCTAAGGAGATTGAGACATATAATTACTTTTGTTCAATAGTAGAAAAAATGATTATCAATGGTCATGAAGCTCACAAAACAATTCCAGGCTATGAAGATTGTAAACCTGAGATAGAATGTTTTAAGATATTTGATGGACTTAACATACCTGTTCATGGTTATGCAGACTTTAAGGGAAAGATAATCATTGAGGACAAATGTAAGTTTCCTAGAAAAGGCAAGGTAAAGAAAGATGGAACTAGAAGTTGGATAAGTAATAAATTGCCGGAGAATGGTATAGAACCGCACCATCAATTACAAGTAGATTTTTATTATTATGCAACAGAACTACCCATTTATGTTTGTTACATTAATGAAAAAGATTTTAAGGTTTATCATGCAGGTAATTGTGAAACACTTACTCCTGAAAGCATTATGTCTAGGAAAGAATCTTTCATTCAGAAATGTTTAGTTCGTCAAAATCTTCTAAAGATAAGTAAAGATGCTAAAGTAATTAAGGATTACATTCAGCCTAACTTTGAACATTATTTTTGGAAGAATGATCTTGACCCAAGCTATTTAGAAAATGCTAAAAAGTTTTGGTCTAGTTAATGTTTGGTCGTAATTAATGCTGTATGCAGTAACTCCCTGATTACGACCTAGTATTAAATGTGGGTTGGCTTACGAAAGCTATGTCTTCTTTCTTTCTGTTATATAGCTTGAAACTGAACCCACTTACCAAGTCAGTACGGATTTAGTTTTTAAATATTTATCAAAGCAGCTAATTGAATCTTCTTTGTGGTCTTCACAAAATACCTTTTTCTCAGCATTAATGATCCAACCACTAGAAGTATTATAATGAATTTTATTACAGACAGAGCAGTAGCCTACCTTGAGATTAAGTTTTTTCTTATTCCAAGTTTTCTTTTTACCCACCATCTATCCCAGCCTTTTTATAAAGCTACGCCTAATTATGACTTCTTAAATCCACTTTTCATTCGGCTATATGCTTTCGGTGAAATTGTAGATTTAGATTTACTTCTGCTAATATTTTTTTTACGTCTTTGTGAAATATTATACCAAAGACCTTTTTTAGCAATTTTTCCAGACTTAGTTTTATGATAACCTTTCTTCATTTTTTTTTCTTCTTCTTTTTAGATTTACCTGCACTAGCTAATGCAATTGCAATAGCTTGTTTTCTTGGTTTACCAGCTTTGATTTCTTTTTTAATGTTAGCTGATATTGTTTTTTGACTTGATCCTTTTTTTAGCGGCACTATCGTTTCTCCTGTTAGTTTTGCTATTAATTTAGTTAACATCTAGTATTTAGATTTCATCTTCTTACCAGATTTTTTTGCATATTTTTTAGCGGCAGCTTTGCCTTTTTTAGTATATGCGAACTTCTTTTTTCCTACCATTGGCATAGTTTTCTCCTTTTATTGTTACCATTTCTTACAAGACCAATACCTAGCTGAGAAGACATCATTTGCAGTTGAGCATTTATGTCTAGCCCTAAAGGATTTTCGTCTTGCAGGAATATTTTTTTTTATTGTCATATTAGCGTCACCAAATCTAATTATCTTTTCCATACCACCTTTGCAAGCTTTAACAACAAATTTTTTGCCGCCTTGAACTTGTCTTCTAGGTGAGTTGCATTTCATTTTAGATTTGTCTATTGCCATACTTTATAACCTTCTTTGTCTTTAGTTAAGGATTCTTTTCTATTTTCATTTCCCTCAACAAAAGAAACATGAATCCAAGAATTTGGTTGAGGATAGTATTCTAATATAAGTTGATCAAATATAAAATTATTTTTTATATGACTGGCTACATTTTTATTATCAAAACCTGGAATTGTAAAGTCACAAGCTTGACCTTGACAATGTTGGCTGTTCCTAGAACTACCAATCTTTTCTGATAATGCTGGGCTTCTAAATCCTGAAGTAATGTGAATAGGTTTGTCTTCGTAATAAGACCTTAGTGGTTCAAGAATTTCATTACATAATAGTTTTAAATTTTTTATTTGTGGTTCAGTAGGAATGTTTAATATGTTGTGTTTCTTAGCAGTATCTGAATGTGTCATTTCTTGTAAAGTAAAATGAGGACTTAACTTAATTATCATATCTTATATTTTTTATCATACCAAAGAACTTTCCATTCTTGCTTTTTAGAAAATTTATTTCTTTTAGCATAATCTTCACCTTCTTTTCTAGTCATCCAAACTTCGTTTGTAAACAATTTCCAATCAGGACTTTTCTTGTCTTTATAAACTATACAATACATTATGTGTTAGCAAGTTCTCTACAAGAAAAATTTATTAACATTCTATCTTTGTTTACGTCTTCTTCCCCTAATTCTCTTATGACTGAAATGCCTTTAATAAAACCAGCGGTAGCACAATCATAATAGGAATTATATAAAGGATATATGTTAATGGGTTGAGTACATTCCTGTAAAACAATTGAACATATCTGTATAACAAGTAAAAATTTCATAATATTAAGTTGGTTCTTTATCTGAACAATGATAGCCAACAACTTCTTGGCCTTTGTAAGTATGATAGGTCAAACTATCATTCTTCCATCTTTTTTTTCTTTCATGCTGGGTTATATTTTCTTCCCAGAATCTATGACAAGATTTATTATACAGTTCTATTTTTAAAAGACCACCATTTAATAAAATCAAACTTATAATAACAGTCTTCATTATGGAAGTTCTGCCATAAATTTACTTGTTTCTTTTAATTCTTTTATTTCTTTCTTTAATTTTTCTATTTCTTTGTTTGCCTTATCTAAGTCTTCATCAGTATTCTCTAACTTTTGTAAGCACCTTTTATTAGCAGCATCCTTAGTTTTACCTGCATCTTGCAGTTCTGCTACTTCTTCCCTTAGTATTCTTATTTGATCTTTATATTCTAAAATAATATCTTTTTTACTATCTGACATAATTATTTTTTCTTAAACAAATCTAATCCTGGCTTAAGTCCGTATATGCTGCCAAAAATTCCTAAAACTAAAAATTTATAAAAATCAGGAAAATTATTAAAATATTCAAAGAATAAATCTAATTTTTC